TTATTGGAGATAGTGGTGGTTTTCTTATGAATATTAATCCTGGAGATAAGTTTGTTAATACTTATCTTTTCTGTGAAATGGCTGATTTTTATCTTAAGAATAAGAAATATACTTTTCTTAAAGAAGATACTATTCCTCATAGACAATTTAGAAAAAGAGAAGAATATCGTAGAAAACATGGTTTTAGTGCTCCTTGTTTAAGACGTAATGGTGTTATTCAAGACCTTTGGATTTCTGGTAGTATGTATAATTATCTTAATTATACTATGATGGAACGTCTTGATGAAAGTAGTATTAAGGTTACAAACAAGGGTGCTACTGGTAAGAAAATATATTCTTTTCCTAAGTTTATAGATGCTCAGTTTTGGACCTTTATGGTTATGGATTTTGCTATTAGAAATGGTCTTCATTTAATAATAGACAAAACTCGTCGTGGAGGTTTCTCTTATATTATGGCATCTGATAGTGCTAATGATATTAATCTTTATCATCATAAGACTGTTATTCACGTTGCAGCAGATAAGAAATATCTTACAGCTAAAGGTGGTCTTACTGATTTTACTTTAAATAATCTTAGATTTTATGAAACTAAAACTCCTTTTGTAAGAGGTATTCTTACTTCTGATAAGGAGAACTTTATGTTAGGTTTTAAGATGCCTAATGGTACTGTTAGTCCAGATAGTTGGAATAGTGGTCTTTTCAGTGTTTCAGCAATGAATAATCCTGATTGCGCTATCGGTAAAGATGCTGTTAAAGTTAAGACTGAAGAGGTTTCTACTATGGAAAACTTTGATGATTATGTTGGAGTAACAGAACCTGCTATGAGAACTGGTGCGTTTGTTACTGGTACTATGATGTCTTGGGGTACTGCTACTAGCGGTAATATGCAGACTTTTGAAGCAAACTTTATGAACCCAAAAGGTATTAATTGTATGGCTTTCGAGAATGTTTGGGATAAAGATTGTAGAGATGAAGTTTGCGGTTATTTTAAACCTTATGCTTGGGGACTTCAAGGTAAACTTGGTGATATGGAAGCTATGGATGCTGATGGTAATTCAAACATCGAAGTAGCTCTTAGAATTGCCTTTAATGAACGTGAAGCTAAAAAGAAGAACGCTAAAACTTTTGCAGAATATATTAATTATCTTGGTCAATATGCTAATATGCCAAGTGAGTCATTTAGTTCTGCAAGTGAAAATCTTTTTAGTAGCGAAGAACTTCTTACTTGGGAAGAAAGACTTCGTAGTGACAATAGTTTTCATTTTTATGTTGATGGTTGGTTATTTGAAGATACTACTAATCCAAATAAAGTTATATTTAAAACTAATGCTCGTATTGAAGCTGAAGGTGGTAAATATAATGTAGACTTTTGGGATTGGATTAGAGGTGTTCCTAGAAATGGAAATGAACATCCTCATGGTTGTATTAGAAAATGGTTTAATCCAGTTAATATAGAGTATAAAGATCCAAAGGATGGTACAATAAGAAAAGGTATTCCTCCAGGATATTATTCTATTAGTTATGACCCTGTAGGTGTTAATAAAGAGAAAGCTGCTATCACTAACAGACACTCTCATAATAGTATTAAGGTTTGGATGAACCCTACTATTTATAATAATTTTAAAACAGCTTTAGTTTGTGCTTATTATGGTCGTCCAGAAAAGCTTGAAGAAGCAGATAGAGTTTGTTATATGTTAGCTCGTTATTACAATTGTATTGGTACAGTTGGAGTTGAGGTTAACCGAGGTGAAACTGTTAGTAACTTTACTAAGTGGCACGCTTTGAAATATCTGATGAAGGACCCTGTTGAAATTTGGGATACTAGTATTAAAGGTTCTGTTACCGCTAGTTATGGTGTCAATATGGGTGGCGATTCAGGTGGTAATACTAAGAAACTTGAAGGATTGCGACTACTTAAAGAAATGCTTTATGCAGAAGTTGGTAAAGATGAATTAGGCAGACCTAAGAGAGTTTTTCATACTATTTATGATTATCAAACTATTCTTGAACTTAAAAAGTTTAACGCTCAAGGTAACTTTGATAGAGTTTCTGAAATGATTATAAGAGGATTACAATGGCGTCAAATGGATGTTAAAGCTGAAAAAGAAATGCAAAGACATAAGAAGATTGATAAAAATAATCCTGATAATAATATTCTTAAACGTGCTTGGTATTAAATTTATAATTATATGGCTACAGAAATTTTAGGTGGTTTTAATGCTTTTCCTGTTCAAAGATGTTCTGCTGCTGAGAAAGCTAAGCCTTCTTGGTATGCAAACTCTATTGATTATGTTATTGCTGCTGGAATTGGAGCCAATGATAGAACTGATACTGATTTAAAATTATCTATTCTACGTGGCGACATTCCTAATGAATTTTATAAAAAGACTCTTAATCCTTATAATGCTAGTCAAGAGAAATATAAAAGATTTCCTGCTACTATGCGTAACTTTGATATTATGTCTGATATTATTAGACGCTATGTATCTGAGTATTATAAAGGTATTCACGAGTTTACTGTAGGTGCAAATAATCCTGAAGTTGTTCTTGCAAAGAATGCTAAACTTAAACAAGAAGTTAGTAAACTTTGTGAACAAGCTTTTATGGAAGAATTTCAGCGTAATCTTCAACAACTTGTTCAAGACGCTGAGGCTAATGGTCAGCCTGCTGAAAGTGTTAATCCTCAGGATGCTATGCCTGATATGGAAGCTTTTGTTAAAAAATTTAACGAGAATTATATTGATGATGCTAGTAAGCAAGGTCAAGATGTATTAGATTATATTAGGAGTGTAACAAAGGATACTATTCTTTATCTCACTGCTATGTTTAACTGGTGTTCACTTGGCGAGTGTTATACTTATGCAGATGTTCGTGGAAATAAGATTATTAAAGAGTGTGTTCCTGTTAATGAAGCATATCCTGTTCCTAATGCTAATTATCTTGTAGAAGACTTTGATATGTTTGCTCGTAAGATGATGATGTCTTATCAGCAAATTATTGATACTTTTGATGATGTTCTTGACGAAAAAGATAGAAAGTATCTTGAAGATTTCTACGCTCAAAGTAAGACTTCTACTAGTTCTCCTACTCTTCTTAAATATGACCAATATTTTGAAAGATACCCTGATTATTGTGAAAAGTTTACTAAAGAAGAAAGAGAGTTATTTAGAAAAGAACCTGTTCGTATTCATGATGCTAATCCTGGTCTTTATGAAGTATGGCATGTAGTTTGGAGAGGTGAAGCTCGTAGAGGTATTCTTACCCATGTTAATGAGATTGGTTTAGAGGAACAAACGGTAGTTGAAGAAGATTATCAATTTAATCCTGAAGCTGGTGATATTAATATTGAGTGGAAATATGAACCTCAAGTATATGAAGGATATCGTATTGGTGGACGTAATTATGGTATTTATCCAATTAAAGCTAGACCTATAGCTTATCAACGTAACGGAAAACTTCCTTATAATGGTATTATGGAAGTGCTTCCTCTTATGGGTAAGTTTAGTATTATTAAGCTGATTACTCCTTTCCAAATTATGCGTAATATCTTTATTTATCATCGTGAAATGGTTATTGCAAAGAACAAGATGTTAATTTTATTAATGCCACAATCGTTAATTGCTGATGATGAAGAAGATAAGATATATAAGATGGCTGCTGATGGTATTCTTCTTGCAGATGATGAAGATGATGCAGCTGGAACTAAGATGCAGCAAGTTCGTATGTTGAATGCTCAAATGGGTGATTATATTACTCAGTTAACTAATCTTATCGAGTCTATTAAAATGGAAGCTCGTGAGATGGTTGATATGAATATGCAACGTTACGGAGATATTGCTCAGTCTTCTGGTGTTGGTACTACTCAAGAAGCTATTACTCGTTCATCTATGGGAAGTGTTATTATTTTCCAAATGTTTGATGAAATGCGTAGAGCTGATTATGATAGAGAGATAGACTTTGGTAAACTCGCTTATATTGATGGACTTCAAACTACATTTATTGATGACCAACGTCGTCGTAGAACATTAAGTCTTGACATTAATAGTTATATTAATTCTGATTTATCTACTACAGTTCGTAATGAGCAAAAAGAACTTGATAAACTTAAACAACTTAAAGATTGGGCATTTAGTGCCGCACAAAATGGTGATTTGGAAGCTGCAATCTCGGCTATTACAGGTGACAATGTTGCTGCAATTAAAGCAAACGTTGAGAAGTACATGGCAATCAAGAGAGAACATGAGGAAGCAATGCAGCAGATGGAGCAACAACTGAAACAAGAAGAGATACAAGCAAAGATACAAGAGATACAAGCTCAAGGAGAAGTTGATGCTCGTCTTATGGAACTTAAGTATGCTTACGAAATGCAACTTAAATATATTGATGTTGATATGAGTATGCTTACACAAACTCCTGATGATAGTGCTCTTAAGAATAGACTTGCTCAAGAAGCAGAAGTTAATAAGACTAATCTTGCTCAACAAAAGTTACAACTTGAAAGAGAGAAATTTGCTGGAGATATGTATAATGCTGCTGCTGAAAGAGAAGTTAAGAGAGAACAAATGGATACTCAAATGAAGATTGCTAAAACTAATAAGAATAAGTATGACAAATAGAAGACTATTAGAATATAGAGGTAAATACGAAAAAGGTGGTATTTATATTAAACCTTCTAAACGTGGTACTTTTACAGCGGCTGCAACTAAACATGGAATGGGTGTGCAAGAGTTTGCTAGTAAAATACTTAGAAATAAAGAAAATTATTCTCCTAGTTTAGTTAAGAAAGCTAATTTTGCAAGAAATGCTAGTAAATGGAATCATTAAATTATTAATAATATGAATAAAATTAAAGATTATTTTCACAGACATACTTTTACTCTTTGGGGCAGAGATAAAGATGGAGGATATGGTCCTGTAATTAAAGGGTTATGTATAGCTGGAGTTGTTATAAGTTTTAAACAACTTACTCTTGTAAAGAATGGTAAAATTTATAATATACCTATGGTTGTTAGTTATTATGTTGCTTGTATTAAAGATATGATTAGAAATAAAATTAATGCTCATAAACTTAATAAAAGAAATATAATATTTGAGTAAAAATGGATAATGTTAATTCAGTTAAAGAAAAATATGAAGAACTTTTTAACGAAAAAGTTGCTATTGGAGAAATGAACAGCGTAACTATTGTAGTTCCTCATTATCCTGGTATAGATGATAAATGATTAACTTGAGTGCATTCCCAAGTTACTCGGAGTCCCACTACTGATAATAGTTCAGTTAGTGGGACTTATTTTATGTTTTTCTACATATTTTTATTTAATTTCAGACCATATTTAAAATCAAAGGTAATTAGTTTATCATTTAAAAAATTATATAATTACTACAAGCCTAAAACATAGTTAAATTGTCTCAATTTGAAACTATTTATAAAAGTATATTTAATCCGCCCCGTAGGAAAGATTTGATGATACTTCTGCTTATAGCAGTAATAATTATCTAATACTTATTGATAATATTAATGTAATTGTTAATAATAATAAAATAGGTAATAAAATTAGTACTGACTTCTTGCTTATTCCAAATAAATATATTACCTTTGCAACTGATAAAGGTACTTTTGTATTATTAACAATTAAAAAAGTGATATTATGCCTAATTTAAATCTTGATTTTGGTGATGGTGTTCTTCAGCCTTCAACTCCAGAGGGTACACCGTCTTCGGCTCCTGTAGATATTACAGGTTCTACAACAAAACCTGGTGAAGTTGATATAACTAATCAGGATGGTAAAACTACGCCGACTGAGCCAACTACTCCTGCAGCTCCTACTGAGCCTGCAACTCCAAGTGAGCCAAATACTCCTCCTGCAACTCCAACTCAACCGACTGAACCAAATCCTTCTACGGGGGGGCTCGAAGCTGGTACTGTAATTGAATTTGAAGGTGTTGAATATACTGTTGCTGAAAACGGAGATATTGTTGACAAAGATGGTAAGGTCTTTAAGGCTGCTGCTGATGTTCAAGCTTGGCTTGATGAAAACGAGCAAACTGATGATAATAGCTTGAATGATATTTCTGTTGAAGACCTTATTGATGCTATTGGCATTGAAGTTAAAGATGAAAAAGGAAATGATGTAAAATTTACAAACGATAAAGAAGGTTTTAAATCTTATATTAATTCTATAATTGAACTGAAGAGCAACGAAGCTAGAGAAGCTACTCTTAATAAATTCTATCAAGACAATCCTGTTGTTAAGCAGTTTGTTGATTATATGACTGTAAATGGAGGTGACCCTCGTGGATTTGGACAAATTCCAGATAGAACTGGTATTACAATTGATAGAGAGAACGCTAATCAGCAAGAGCAGATTATCCGTCTTGCATCTAAAGAATTTGGTCTTAATGTTTCTGATGCTTATATTAAGTATTTAAAAGATTCTGGTGGTCTTTATGATGAAGCGGTTAATCAGCTCGTTGCTCTTCAAGAAAAAGATAAGGCTGTTCGTGAGAAGATTACTCGTGACGCAGCTACTGCACGTCAAGCTGAAGAAGAAGCTGTTCGTGCTTATTGGGAGAATGTTAATAATGTTATCACTAAGCGTAACATTGCTGGGTATAAAATTCCTGAAAGTTTCACGAAAGAAGTAAATGGTCAGAAAGTTACTTATACTCCTGACGATTTTTACGATTACCTTTATAGAGCAAAAGAAGTTGATGCTAATGGTAACAAAATAACAGGTTATCAGAGAGATTTAGACAAGCTTACTGATGAAGAACTTCTTAATAAAGAACTTCTTGATGCTTGGCTTATGTTTACAGATGGTACTTATAAAGACTTGGTTAATATGGCTATTAAAGAACATGAAGTTCATAAGCTAATTGTTAAGTCTAAAGAACAACGTTCTACAAGAACAATTAAAGTTGTTAAACCTACAGGTAAAGTCAGCACTAATGATGTAATTCTTGACTAATCTCATTATTAACTTATTGTTTTATAAAATTTAGTAATTATGTACAAACTTAGAGAAGTATCTCGTGGACAGTATGATGACCGTGGTTATTCTAATGAAGAAACCATTGCCAATCTTATGCTATCTAAGCCTGCTGAGATTAATCAGATTCTTACCTATACGTTTGGTATGGATGATGATAGATTCCCTCTGACTTTTCTAACTGAAGGTCAAGGTAATGCGGGTGTTGTTGACATTCCTAGTGACCAATGGACTTGGAAGACTATGGGACGTATGAAGTTTAGTGATAGTGTTCTGTGGTTCGACACAACTAATACTACTCCTGGTAAGGGTGGTGCTATGTTTGATGTTGAATTTGAAACTCACTGGCTTATCGAACAGTATGGTTTGGTTGCTCCTGATGGTCGTACTCAGGTTCGTATTATGAAGGATAAAGGTCCTGGTGCTCATGGAGGTTATGTTTATACTCTTAAGCTGTGGACTCCTAATCCTAATATTTACGTTAATCCTGAAATGCTTGCTAAGGGTAAGTATTGGAGTATGACTGCTCCTACTATTCCTGCTTCTTATTCTAAGGGTAATCGTAGTAATGTTATGGGACCTGGTAAGATGCAATCTCAACTTGAGTATCATCGTTATACTAAGGAAATTGCAGGTAACATTTCTAATACTATTGTTACTTATGAATTTAAGACTACAGGTGGTGGTACAACAAATCTATGGATTAATGAAGAGATGCGCCAATTCAATATTAACAATCGTGTTATGGAAGAGGAGCGTCTTTGGTTTGCAGAATATAACCGTGCTGAAGATGGTGAAATTCGTATGGTAGACCCTGATACTGGTCAGCCTATCGGTAGTACATCTGGTATGATTGAAATTTGTCGTGAGAGTAACTATGATACTTATGGTGAGTAT